TCCTCGACGCCAATGAGGCAGAAGATGGTGATCGGTATATGATCATTAACGCCAAACAGCTTCAGAACCTTTTAGGTCAAACTGAAGTCACTAGTTCCGATTTTGCCACTGTGAAAAGTTTGGTAAACGGGGAAGTGGATTCCTTCATGGGGTTTACCTTTATCCGAACGGAACTCATTGGTGCAGATAGCAACTCTGACCACAAAGTCTTGTTCTGGCAGAAAGCCGGAATGAAGCTGGCCATAGGCGCTGAACCGTCCATCAAGATTTCTGAGCGGGCCGATAAAAATCATGCGACGCAAGTCTTCGCATCGATGGCTATCGGGGCAACCCGTATGCAGGAAAAGTTGGTGGGCTACATCGAATGCGATCCAACATAGGAGGGATGACCAATGGGTACTAAAAACACCGACTTGGTTGCCAATTTTGAGGCAACCCCTCCAACGCTGAACGACAGTGCCGAATTACATGGCCGTGTGCGAATTGCACAAGGTAGTGTGGCGCTTGCGGCTGGGGATACCAACGATAACGACATCGTTATGTTGGCGCCCATCCCGTCGAACGCATCTGTGCCCCATATCTTTGTTGGGTCCGATACGTTTGGTGGAAGCTGCACGTTCAACGTAGGCATCTACACATCGGCTGGCGTGGTCAAAGACGAAGACGTTTTTGCTACTGCCGTTGCTGATGCTGGGGCAATGGCTGATGTTCGCCATGAAGCGGCAGACATCAACACTTGCGGCCAGAAGATGTATGAATTGGCTGGTGATTCAACTGATCCAGGCGGTTTCTACTATGTCGCGGCAACGATGCACGCGGAAGGTGGCACCGGCGGTGATATGAGTTTCATCATTCATTACATCGTTGACTAACGGATTGGGGGGTTTCGACCCCCCTTTCCTCTTTAATTGATTGTAAATACAAAACCGTGCTACCGTAGCGAAGTTAAAAGAAGTTAGTTAGAGGCGTCTAGGGTTGCAGCCCTAAGCGCTTCTTTATTGAGAGGCCAGAACAGCCTGCTTTAGCTTACGGCGAAAGGCATCGCCGGTTGCACGTTGGTTCTTTCTGAGCGGAGGCATCTGAACAGAAATTTTCTCAAGCTCAAAACGATGTTTACCACCGTCCTCAATGTCGGCCCAAATACCTTCGACAGGTCCAAATTGAACTTCGTTAAAGCCGGTAATCTCGGCAACGTAGCCTTTGATCTCTCGATTGAAGACATCATACATGCTGCCCCAATCACTTGAAAAATATCGAAAAGCCATAAGGATCGCTTCACCCCGATTTTTATGGCGACCATATGAGCCGCCCGTCATCATCGGGATGTAGCAAAGAAAGTCTTTTGAGTTAGCCATGACAATTCTCCTTTCATGGCAAAAGCCACGGCAACACGGTTTTGTATTCACAATGTAAAATAGCGGCACGGGTTTTTCCGCTTGTTGACCCATTATACCACACGCACTTTTGAAAAATGGCTGAAACATGCAGAAACGCTGGGTTTTTTAAAAGTCAAAAAATTAAGTGACTGATTTTAAAAACGTAAAAATGAAATGATTGCTGAAAAAAACGCTTTTTCGGGATTTTGGTGTTTCTGACAAAAATCAGAAATTTGGAGATTTTATATGGCCGGATCAATCGTAGACATTGCCAACAAAGGTCTGACCTATTTGGGCGCCGATCCTATTACGGCGCTGACAGATGATACGGTTGAAGGCCGCGCAATTAACCGCATCCATGAACAGTCGCGGCAATATTGCTTGCGCGATCATCCTTGGAATTTTGCCATGACCCGTGTCGCCTTGGCGGCTGACACAACCGCACCTGTTTGGGAATATTCTAATTCTTTCCCGTGGCCGTCTGATTGCCTTCGCATCATTGAGGTAGATACAACAGAGGAATGGTCAGTGGAAGGCCGCAACATTGTTACCGATGCTGCTGCGCCTTTAAACATCCTTTACATTGCCGACGTTACGGACACGTCAATCTATGATGCAAAGTTTACGGAAGCCTATGCCATGCGTCTTGCGTCTGATGTGGCGTATGAAATTACGTCTTCGCAAACCGTGGTGACGGCTGCATCGACAGCTTATGCATCACTAATACAAGAAGCGCGGTTGGTTGATGCCCAGGAAACAACGTCTGCCAGCGAAAACACATGGCTTGAAGCGCGGTCGTAAATGTCCCGCGTTTCGATTATTAAAACAAACTGGACTGCCGGTGAGTTAGCTAAAGACCTCTATGGCCGTGTCGATATTACCAAATATGCCAACGGCGCCGAAACGCTGGAGAATTTTATTGTGCAGCCTCACGGCGGCATTACCCGTCGTCCAGGCACACGGTTTGTTAAAGAGGTTAAGACATCAAGCGCAAAGACGCGCCTGATCCCTTTTGAGTTTTCAACCACACAAGCCTATTGCATTGAGTTCGGCAATTTGTATGTCCGTTTTTACAAGGACAACGGCATAATTCTTGAAGCCAACAAGACAATTAGCGGAGCGACACAGGCCAACCCGTGCGTTGTGACCGCAACCTCACATGGCTATGACAATGGCGACGAAATCTATATTGCCAGTGTCGTTGGTATGACCGAACTAAACGGCAAATATTACAAGATAAAAAACAAGACAACGAACACGTTTGAGCTGACCGACATTGATGACACAAACATTAATTCAAGCGGTTTTACAGCTTACTCTTCCGGCGGGACGGCAGCGCGGGTGTACACGGTCACAACAACCTATGCCACGGCAGACTTGTTTAATTTGCAATTTGCTCAATCGGCTGACGTTCTTTACATCGCGCACTCTGGCTACACGCCAAGAAAATTAACGCGCACCGGCCATACGTCTTGGACAATCTCTGACATTACGTTTACTGACGGGCCGTATTTGGATGAAAACATAACCGACACAACTCTAACGCCAAGCCATGCGTCAGGTTCGTCAAGAACAATTACAGCTTCTGCCGTTACCGGCATTAATAATGGCGACGGTTTTCAAACAACAGATGTTGGCCGCATTATATCGATTGGCCATCAGGCAGCAGCTTGGGCGGCAAGCACAGCCTATGCCGTAGGTGACGTTAAGCGTAATAGCGGAAACGTCTACGAATGCATTAAGGCCGGAACGTCTGCCGGATCAGGCGGGCCAAGCGGCGAAGGCGACGAGATCGTTGACAATGGTTGCACCTGGAAGTTTTTGCGCGACGGCGGCATCCAGTGGGGGTTCGCCACGGTTACGGGCCGCACCAGTACAACAGAGGTAACGGTCACCGTTAATGCTACATTTGGCGGCACAACGGCTGAAACCAAATGGCGCCTTGGCGCGTTTTCGGACACAACAGGGTTTCCAGCAGCAGTGGCGTTTTACGAACAACGATTATTTTTTGCGGGCACAACAGAACAGCCACAGACGTTGTTTGGCAGTAAGTCAGGCGATTATGAAAATCATACTCCAGGCACTTTGGATGATGACCCTGTTATCTATACGTTAGCGACAGACCAGGTAAACGCGATCCGTTGGTTGTCACCAGGCAAGGTGATGGCTATTGGAACCGTTGGTGGTGAGTTTGTTATTTCTGGATCAACTACGGCTGACGCGCTAACGCCAACGAATGTCAGAGTTGTGCGAGAAGGCACACGGGGGTCGGCATCGCACCGGCCTATTCGTATTGATAACGTAGTGGTATTTATTCAACGCCAGCAGCGGAAGTTGCGCGAGTTTGTGTATGCATTTGAAAGCGACAGTTTTCAATCACCAGACCTTACAATTTTATCTAATCAAGTAAGTAAAGGCGGCATTACAGAAATTGCTTATCAGCAAGAGCCAAGCACGGTTGTGTGGGGCGTAAAAGCTGATGGCCAGTTAGTTGGCATGACGTACCTACGCGATCAACAGGTTGTTGCATGGCACAGACACAAAATTGGCGGCACGTCGGCAGCGTGTACAATTACCGTATCCGATTATGCAAACATTGCCGCCGGAACCACGTTAACGTTTACGAAATCTGATGGGTCAACCGTGACGTTTACATCTACGACGGGAACTGCCGGAACAGATGAATTTAGAACGCAAACCAATAACAATACGACAGCAGATAATATTTATACGGCCATCAATGCCCATGCAGATTTTACCGTAGCCAATCCGGCAGCAGCGGTTGTTACTGTTGAAGAAACAACAAGAGCCGGTGCGGGACCGCTCACGGTAACGTCAAGTGACACAACGCGGCTAACCACAACTGATCAGGCAATTGCAGTTGTCGAAAGCCTAGCCATCATCCCTTCGTCAACAACCGGCGAGGAAGAGGTCTGGATGATTGTCCAAAGAACCATCAACGGAACAACGAGGCGCTATGTTGAATATCTCTCAAATCAGTTTGACACTGAAGAAAATGAAACAAAAGCTGATGCGTTTTTTGTCGATAGTGGCCTCAGTTATTCAAGTACGGCGGCTTCATCTATCAGTGGCCTTGATCACCTTGAGGGTGAAGCTGTCAGCATTTTGGGCAACGGTTCAGTCTACACTAAACGCAATATATCTTCGGGTGCTATCACTTCAATTGATCCGACGGTTACGAAGGCACAGATTGGACTGACGCAACAATGCACCATGAAGACATTGCGGCCCGAAGCTGGCGGCGATGATGGCACGGCACAGGGCAAGACCAAGCGCGATTTTGAAGTCACCCTTCGCCTGATTGATACGCTGGGCGGCAAGGTTGGGCCGAACACATCTAACCTGGATGAAATTATATTCCGAACGGGGTCTGATCCGATGGACAGTTCACCGCCGCTGTTTACCGGCGACAAGAAAGTAAACATTCGCGGAGGATGGGATACAACGGGCCAGATGGTGTACACCAATGACGAGCCCCTGCCCGCCCACATTACCGCGCTTATAACCCGTATCATAACCCATGATGGATAAATAATATGTGCGATCCTGTTACATTATTTGGCACGGCCCAAATGGCTGGCGCGTTTGGCGGAGTCGGAGCGGGTGCCACTGCTGGCCTTATTGGTTCTGCTGGTTCGTTTAGCTTGGCAACAGGGACGCTTACGAGCGGCTTATATAGTTCCGTTGCAAACATGGGGCTGGGTACAGCAGCTAATCTGTTTGGAGCGGGAACATCGGCTTATGGCGCTGCTTACCAAGGCGCCGTTCAATCAGCAAATTACGAATATCAGGCCGGTATGATGCAATATAATAAAAAGATTTCTGAAAACAACGCGCTGATGGCCCGTCGCGCTTCTGAATTTGATGCGGATACATTTGACTTGGACAAACGTCGGATGTTGTCACGGCAGCGCACTGGCTACGCCAAAAGCGGCGTGGTTATTGACCAGGATACACCGCTGGACATTTCTGCTGAAACGGCATCCGAAGCCCAATTAGAACGCCTTGCCATTCTATATAAGGGCGAAACACAGGCTGAAGCGTATCTGCAACAGGCGGTAGGACAGGAAGCTGCCGCCGCCCGTTATCGCTTAAATGCACAGATGGCGGGCACAAGTGCGGCAATAGGTGCAACAAAGGAATTGGCCAAAGGTGCCTATACGCAATACCGCTACGGCGCTGGCACAAGTTTATTGGGGTAAAAGTATATGGCTCGTATTCCCACAATTCAGCGTCGCGCTACGCTTCCAACAACTACGGGCGTCCCTGCTGCCCCTGTTGTTTTGCTTGACGACAAAACAGGACAGAGTTTGCAATTAGCTGGCGAGGTGGTTTCCGACATTGGGGAAAACCAGTTGCGGGCGCGGGCCGATGCAATGGTTACGCAATCTTTTGTTAATGCCACGCTTAAGATGGATGAATTAAAGCAGAGCATTGACACAAACAAAACTTTGTCTTGGGAATCAGACCCTAAAAGCAGTCAGTTTAATCCAGGCGCTGTGGCGCCAACGGCTGATCCCGAAGATGTTAAGGCGCGGATGGCCCAGATTTATGAAACTGCTTCTGAGGGCTTGTCACCCTATGGACGTGAAAAGTTTGATAAAGATTATTCTATGCTGTCGGCCAAGGGACAGATTGAAATTCGCCGCGAACAAGTGGCCCGCGACAATTCGGAATTGCAAGCGCATAACCTTGCTGTTTTGAACACGCTTGTAAAAGGTTCCGTAAAAGATGGCACCGAAGCCGTGTGGGTAGCATCGCTAAAGAAAGGTATCGACAGCATTGATAGCCTTGAGGTCAATCGCCAGATCGGGCCGAAAAAAGCTGAAAAGTTACGGCAAACATTTCGGCAGAATATGGACAAGGTTAAGGGTGACAGGCTTAACGAAAACATTGTTATTGCTGCCGCTGAAGGAATAAGAAACGTCGATCTTGATGAAGAACCAGGCGCGGCAACGGCACGATTAGCCAAGCTGGATGCGACATTAAAGGAAGCCGTGGAGTTCGGGGCAACGTCGCGCAAGATGGCACAACAGCAAAGAATTAAATTTTTATCTGAGGTTGATGATGCGATGGCCAATCAACAGATTGGCGAAGACCCTGCCAAGTTTTTAAAACTGGAAAAAAACTTAAAATACCTTCCAAATTTAGAGAGTAAGCAGCGGTCTATTTATGCTATTCGCGCACAAGGTTTGGTTGATCGGGCGGCAGCAAAAATACAGACGGAAGCCAATGCAAGGGCTGTTAAGTTTCGTCGTGGTTTCAAGGCTATAATTGAAGATGTAGCTAATGACGCCACGCTATCTTTGGAATTAACAAAGCGTATTAGCGATGCAGAAATAGACGCTAATATTTCTGACCCCGAAGAACGACGAATGATGAAAGCCTTGCGTGTGGATGTTCAAGATGGCGCGATGCATCAGGAATTTATTACGGGAAAACATCCCTCACAAATTATGGCAATGGAAAAAAGACTTGTTGCCGACACGAAGCGGGTTCGCACTATTCCAGGCATGGCGTCACAAGACCAGCAGCAACTGGCAAAGTTTCGTGCGGCAAAAGCGCGGGATATTAAGCTGCGAAATGCAGACCCAGCCCAATATGTAATTACAACTAACGATGATGTATCGGCAAATTTTACGGAATGGAACAGGCTTATTATTGCAAATGCTCCCGCTGAAGACATAGCCGGTGCTTATGCGAACTATGCGGCGTCCCTTGTTGCGGCATACGCCTTGTCCGGCATGGATAGCACAATGCGAAGGAAGCTGCCTAAAAGTTTTGTCAAACAGCAAGTCGCATTTATGGAAACCGAAAATACAACGCCAGAACAAATTGCCGAACGGTTTAACAATCTTTCTAAAACAATGGGTAAAAACGATTGGCGCTTTATGCTTGGTGAAATGCAAACGAATGGGTTGTCAAAAGAGGCAAGTGCCCTTGCCGTTGTGGAAAACCCAAGGGCAAGGCAAACCCTTGCGGGCATTATTCGCGATGGCGG